TCAAAATTACGCAAACGAGTAGCCAGCCCCGGTTGACGAAGCATCTCTAGCTGATTGAGGTTTGTGTTTAATCCACCTCTACAAGAAACACCAAAAGGCTGTGACATTAGATAAATCTCATTCTATCGTCTTTAAAGTATCCGGGTGCAGGTTCCATTAAGTTTAGCTTCATTAGCTTTAGTCCCCGCTTATAATCTTCTAAGGCAAAAGCTGCTGCTTGCGAGTTCTCTTTGAACTGATGAATATAATATCGTGATCGTGCAAGCAACACTGGCTTGTATAAATCAGGAAATACTATGTTGTCTGAAAAAGCAGAAAGCTCTGTGGGTAAATCATAAGCATAAAACCAAACGCGATATACTTTATCGGGTATAGAGCTTAAACCAAACTTACGATTGTCAGGACTTTTAATTACTCTGTCAGGTGTCCCATAGTTTTGAGTATCTGCGTCATCTTTGTTTTGAGCTATCCTAAAGTAATCTTTCCACTCTTCGGTAGTTGTAAAACGCAAATTACGTGCGGTATAGGGAGCAGACTCTCCGCTTACCCCAATAGTAGTTAAGTAAAAATTATCCCAATCTATGTAGCCATAGTCAGTAGTAATACTAGAACTACCCGTCTTCAAAAGATACCAACGTTGACCCGCTACAGTTTCTACATATACATTACCGTAGTTAGGATCAGTGTCACCACTAAGTCCTGTAGCTAAAAAAGGCCACTGTGGTTCTTCGTTAACAATATCAAGGTACGCACGATT